CTTTACCTGTAGCCCGAAACCTCCAACAGTTCCAGCCATGTTTCACACTCCTTTATTGCTTGTAATTGATCAACACATCAAAGCTGGCAGTCGGCAGGTTATGCAGTTCTGCCCAATCATCGCTCTGTGTGGTCTTGCAAAATTCGACCTGCACCGTTCCCATCGTGCCCTTATAACCATCCAGCTTCGTTCGCATCGATTGGGCGATACCCTGGGCGGTTTCATACGGACCCGCGCTGTCAGTGGCTTCCACCACCAGGTCGATCTGGATTCGCGCCTTATGGAACCCGGTTCCTCCGCCGTGACCGAGCAGCTGCTCGTCGTCGATCAGCGTATATGCCCATGCCGGATAATCTTCATCCTGCGGGATCTCCTGCGGGAACGCTTTCCCTGCAGTCGGCACCTGCGCCTCAAGATATGCAACCAGACCTTCCTGGATCGTAGCCATAATTTACGCTCGTGCCGCCTTCTCGATCTCACTCTTCATCACCGCACCCACCGCCGCGATCGCGGCATTCCCTTGGCTGTCAGCCGCTGGGCGAAGGAACGGCTTCTTCGGTTGTCCGCGTACCTTTCGTGCGAAGATCAGCTTCCCATCCACATAGAACGCCATCGCCGGGCTTCTTCCTGCGAACTGTCTGCGGATGTTGCGGTACTCCGCTCGCCCTTGTCTCTGCCTGGCAGTGATCTCGCCGCGCGTGCGTTTGCGTTTCTTCACGCCATGCGCCTGCACACCGAACTCTGCAAAGCGGTAGTACCAATGATCCTTGTCGGGACCGATTGCCACATATAACGCATCCGGCTTGATGCCCTGCGCACCGGCAGAGCGCCACTTTCGCATCAATTCCTTGCCATACATCACCTGGTACTCGATGAATGGACCTGGTGCCTTCTGCTCCGCTGCGTTATGGATGATGGAGCCTCCAGCCGCGAGCGCCTTCGTCACGACATCCTTGCGCGTCACCTGCTCCAAACGCTTCAATGCCGCATTGAACTGTGCCAGCGACTGCGGATCGATCCGCAGCCTGGCTTGAATGTTCTTCGCGTTCCTAAAGCTCGGGCGTCTCGCCATCTTCATCATCTGATGGCTGATCTACCACCGCCGCCAGTCCATCGCTCAACAATGACCGCGCTTCATCCGCATCCACGTCGAAACCGATTCGCAGCACCGACCCGGCAAACCACACCGCGCCGCCTGCCACCGTGTCATGAATGACCTTGATCTTCTTGATCTCTTCGCTCATACCGTTTCTCCCCCCTCTCCATCCTGAGCGCAGGCGTGATTGCCGCCGTAGTCGAAGGATGGGAGGGTTGGGGGTGGGGTCAGGCTTTCTCCATTCTCGATCCTCACCCGGATCTTCTCCAGCCATGCTGGTTTCACATACAATTCGCGCGGCTTCGGAATATACGTGCCCTTGTTTCTCCTGCCGGGCTCATACCTTCCGAAAACTTCCACCAGCGGACCGCTCGCCGCCTGGATGCGCTCCGGGTTCGGGCATTTATAAAAAGCCTGTGCCCATAGGTCCAGGTGCTTCTCCAAAGGCGCTCTGAAGATCGGATGGTCGAATCCAGGTCGCGGATGGCAGTATTTCACCTTGCCTTGATAACAATCCATGCCGCACAGGATCACCGGGTCATAATCCATCCAGCACGCATACCATGTCGCCAGGCATGAACTTTGGTTCCCATCCCACCAGCCCTTCGGTAATGGCACATGGCTCTCAGGCTGCGGGGTTACAACAACACCTGTGAAGGTTTTCAAAACTTCCACCACGGCAGGCGCATACTTCAATTTGTCCTGGTACACCAGCACATCCGGCTCGCAGTGATGGAACGCATGATCGTTCACGCTGATCAGCACGCAGCCTTCAGGCAGCCGCTTCAGGTCCTTCGGCAAACTGGGACCGCCTCCCAGCACCGCCGCAGCCTTCCGCGCTGAGCGGAGCGGTAGAGAAGTCGAAGCGCCGCTATTCACGAAACCACTCTCCTGCTCTCCAGCACCAGCTCGCGCTTCCTGCCGTCGAAGTCCAGCACGTTCAGGATGTCATAAACATCGCTGCTATAAACGATTTGCATTTTAGGCAGGATATCCGTTCGATGACGGATGCGCCATTTCGTGGTTACGGTGGCAGTCTCGCGTCCGGTCTCGTTCACTTCTGAACCACTCCAATCCTGCTTCTCTGCCCACACGGTCGCCACGGTTGCGCCGGTACCAACACGCTCCCCGAATGCGTTGCGCGTTGAATCGCTCGGCACGCTGCGGATCGTGATTCGATGTCGATACTTGCCAGCCTGGATCGGTTCGCTCATGGGGTCACATCATCCGCCGGGCTTTTCAGCACTACCACATAGATATAATCAGACAGATCCGAACCTGTGCTCTGCTGAATCGCATCCTCCACCGTGATCGTACTCTCGAAATTCGAGCTTTGATCGCCGCTCACGCCGTACACTCCGACCAGCTTCTGCACCACATCCCCAACCTTCGCGCCAGGGATCGAGATGCCGCCCGTACCGCTCAGACCATAGAACTGATATTTGCGATACTTCAGCGCCTCCGCTTCCAACTGCAAAAGCGCAGCCGAAGCCCGGCTCACGCTCGATCCGATCTGTGCCGGGTCGTCATACCAGGCGGTCAGGATGATCCCCGCCGCGGTTTTCGCCATCGGGCTGATCACCGTGTCCGCTGCCCAGTCTCGCCCGGTCGCTGCCTTGATATAGGCATCCACCGGCTCCAGCAATTGCAGCATCGCATTATCTTCGGTATCTGTGCGGACCCAATCAGCGGCTTCCACGTCGGTCAGGATGTTTGCCACGGCTAACCTTTCTTCTTACTGCGTGCTTTCTTCTCGATTCGCTCGAATGCTTCCTCAACAGAGACAGGGGCTGTCTTTGTGGGTTCTGTTTCCGTGGAAACAGCAGGGCTATCAGCTAACTGCTGATCGCTGTTCGCTGGTTCTTCCACCACCACATGCTTGTTCTCATCGGGGGTCTTCAGCACGCTCCAACCGTTTGCCAGGTACTCTTCATACTTGTCAACGGTTACATTCATCTTTGCGCCGTCTTTGATCATCAAATACTGATCGGTCATCACCTGCTCCTCCCCTCACCCCGATCTTATGGGGTGAGGGAGCTAATCACTAAAAGCCAATCGCTGGCAGCTAAAACTATCCCAACAGGGTCGCGATGGCTTCGCTCTTCACAGCCTTCACGCCCCACGCCAGGGATACTTCCACGATCACCATGTGATATCCAGGGTAGACCGAAAGCAGGAACGAAATCCCACTGTAGGGGTCCGTGATGACTTCATGCTCGCCCAATGCGCCTTCCTTCGGAAGTTCAGGCAGGCGGGTCAGCAAATGCAGCGCATATCGGTTGAAAGCGAAGTTGCCGGTGTAATTGGCACCGATCGAGATCGCATTGTTATTCACCCATGCGATCTGATTGCCTGGCTTCGCCAGTACGATGTCGCTCTCGCCGCCGCTCGATCCGGTGTTGATGATGTATTTATTCGTATCCACGCCGGTCGCGGCATTGGTGATCACATCACCCGCCAGGATTGTCCCGGTGCCGGTATCAACATGGATCGTGGTCGAACCAGCCGCATAGCCTGCGGTCAGGTCCACCAGATAGCCGGTGCCGGTGCCTTTGGTATGTCTCACGATGTTCGCTGATTCGTGCAGGTTGAAGCCTTCCACTTTGCCAAGTGTCGCATTGCGCAGCAACTCAGCACTGCCAGCCTCGTTCGCTTTGAATAGGCTCGATTGCTTCGCCAGGATGTTCGTGCTGGCTGCAGTGTTCAAAACCATATGCATGTCATCTGTCCACGCGCCGTTATCCTTCAGGATCTTGGCAGGTTGGGCAAAGTCAGAAAGATCGGCAGCAGTTGCAAATGGAGTGGTTCCTGCAGTGCCATAGGCACGTGAGGCGCCTTGCTTTGCGGCAGTGAAAAGATCTGTATCGACCTCGTTGATCAATGTGCGGATCGCCTGTGCAAGCTGGTCGTTTTTCACGTTGTCATAGATCTTGCTGATCGATTTCTGCTCTTCGCCGGACCAGCGGAACGGAACCTTGCGCACTTTGCTGATCGTCATCTGCCCATAGGTGAAGGTCTGCCCGGTCGGGTCAGATGGGGTTGCGGCAGGCGTGACATCCGATGCGCTCATGTCGGGCACGATCGGGTATGTGATGTTTTGGTCCTTGGCGACCATATCGGCGGACGGGTCCATATAGACCGCGCCGATGAACCCGGATTGCTCCCGCAAAACCCGATCGGCAGCTACCTGGGCATCCACAATAAGACCTGTGAGTGTGTTCGCGGTCATCTCTACTCTCCTTCTTCAATTCTTCCGCCCGCTTTCGCGAATGCCAGGCGATCTTTGGGCGACAGCTCGTGATACTCCACAAGTGTCATAACGCCTTTGGATTTTTCTTCCTCCTCGGGCTGGGTTTTGGAAACGGGAACGAAAAGCGAAGCCACGTCACTCGGCTGGTTTGCTTCAACGAGTTTGGCATACAATGCCTTCTTGTTCTCGTAATCGGCTTGCAAGCTGTCCAGCGATTCTTGCAGAGCCAGCGCCTGTGTGACTTTCTCGTCCGTTCCCTCGTTCAATAGTGCGGCGATCTCGGCGGCTTTTGTTTCATAAGCCACGCGTGCCGCTTCGACCATGTCATAGGGACCTTTGAGATCGATCATTTGCTTTCTTCTCCTTTATCAAGAATATTGTTTACACGTTCACGCAGGCTCTGCGCCTGGCGTTCTTTCTCCGCCCGGATGGGATCGCTGGAATCCGCTTCAGGCGTAAGATTGACATGTTCAGCAGATCTTCCCTGCTGGTTGGTTGAACCGCTGCTCATTTTTTCGATGATGCGTGTCACGGTCTGGTCGAACGTTTCGATCCGGTCAGCCATTCCCAATCTGACAGCCTGTTTCGACCCCACCACCCGCCCCTCGCCGAAACCGTTCCGCACGTCTTTCACATCCAC